GAAGTTTATTTCCCAATCATCATAATAGTCCAACACAATAATTTTTTCCAAGAACATTAGTTTAATTGCACGTTTCCAATCAATCACACTGACTGGAAACTCACTTAGTGGTATTCCGGAAGTGTTAAGCAGTAATGTATCGGACATGCTGTTATTTATTTGCTACACTATATTTGCTAAATAAATACTTTTATGAAACTGTTTGATACTGATAGATTGGTAACAATACAGGTCATTTACTATATGCCTGATTACAAAAATATAGTGAATGAATTTGTTTGGCAAACACATGATGTTTTGCCGAAATATCCTAGAAGTATGAAATTTATACATTATTGGTATTCAGATATTGATGCAGTAATAAAAGAAGCATATCTATCTCATACTAATTATTGGGGTGGTACCTCATACAGAGATGTAACAGAGTTAATAGAATGGCCGGTTTAGACACACAATTAATAAAAAAACCACACAAAGCATCTACATACACTGAAAAACAAATTAAAGAGTTTGCCAGATGTGCAGATAGCAAAACTGGTATTATTTATTTTATGGAAAATTATTTTGCTATTCAACATCCTACACAAGGTAGGATACAGTATGCTCCTTATGAATATCAGTTAAAACTACTAGAAACTTATCATAACTATAGATTCAACATCAATATGTTGCCTAGACAAACAGGCAAAAGTACCACAGCGGCAGGCTACTTGTTGTGGAGAGCAATGTTTGTACCAGATAGTGTTATACTGATTGCGGCACACAAGTTCAGTGGAGCACAAGAAATTATGCAACGTATACGTTATGCATATGAACTTTGTCCAGATCATATACGTGCAGGTGTAACCAGTTACAACAAAGGTAGTTTAGAATTTGATAATGGCAGTAGAATTATAGCACAAGCAACTACAGAAAATACAGGAAGAGGTATGAGTATTAGTTTGCTGTATTGTGATGAGTTTGCATTTGTTAGACCCAGTATTGCAACAGAATTCTGGACCAGTATATCACCTACACTAGCAACTGGTGGACAAGCAATCATAACAAGCACACCAAACAGTGATGAAGACCAATTTGCAATCATATGGAGAGATGCAAACAAACTGATAGATGAATATGGAGAAGAATCAGACCTAGGTATAAACGGATTCAAATCCTTTAGAAGTTATTGGTGGGATCATCCAGACAGAGATGATGAATGGGCAAAAGAAGAACGTGGACGTATTGGTGAAGAACGCTTTAGAAGAGAACATGATTGCGAATTTATAATATATGATGAGACATTAATTGATAGTTTGGTCTTGACCAACATGGTGGGTGAAGATCCACAAGAAAGACATGGTAATGTACGTTGGTACAAGAAACCACAACCAGGACAGATGTATCTTGTTGGATTAGATCCAAGTTTAGGCACAGGTGGTGACCCAGCGGCTATCCAAATATTCGAAGCACCAAGCATGGAACAAGTGGGTGAATGGAGTCACAACAAAACACCAATTACACAACAGATACAGATACTGGTTACAATATTAAAATACATCAGAGACGAAACAAAAGACGAAACAAACATTTACTACAGTGTTGAAAACAACACAATAGGTGAAGCATGTCTTATAACCATTGCGGACATAGGTGAGGACAATATTCCTGGTATATTTTTGACAGAACCAAGAAGTCATGGCAATCAAAGAGTGTATAGAAGAGGTTTCAACACCACACACAAAAATAAAATAACAGCATGTGCAAAATTTAAAACTCTAATAGAATCTGACAGAATGAAAGTACGCAGTAAAGCATTGTTAAGTGAAATGAAAGCCTTTGTTGCACAAGGAAACAGTTACAGTGCTAAACAAGGAGACACTGACGATCTTGTTATGTCAACACTATTGGTGGTGAGAATGGCAACTGTGCTAAAGAATTATGACCCTTTACTAGATAGTAAATTACGAGACAGTGATGATTATGACCAAGCACCTATGCCATTTGTAATAGTATAAAAAGAATAAATACAGTATGAACTATATTAACCAAACAGCAACAGAATTATTTGATAAAATTAGATCTCGTTTTGAAAATGTCACACTAGCAGACGAAAATGGGAAAATTACTATCAAACCTAATCAAGCACATTTTTTTGAGTTTGATCACCCACAACATGGAAGTGTTGTGATCAGCCTAATTGATGAAGGCAAACTAAAAATTTATTATGCTGATAATGACTTATCAGAAATAAGTGAAGAAGATCAAGACAAATGGTATGACTTTTTAAAAGAGATGAGCAAATTTGCTGTGCGTAATCAATTGGATTATGAGGTTAAAAATATAAACAAAGAAAGATTAGATAAAAAAGATTTTTTATATTTGAAAAGCAAGGATGATGTTATGGAAAGTAAATTATATGGCTCAAGACAAAAATCATATCAAAACATTAATAATGCAAAAATGATTATTGTGCATAACAAAAGTGTTGATGAAGAAAAGATGGGCTCTAGAAGTAGAAATGTAAAATCAATTTACATTGAAAACACAGAGGGTGAAAGATATAAATTTCCAAACACTTACTTGCCAGGTGCAAGGGCAATGACAATGCATGTTTCAAATGGTGGTATTCCTACTGATGATATCGGAAAGCACATTATAGAAACAATGAAAGAAATGCAAGAATTGAGAACCTTTGTCAGAGGAATTAAAAAAGAAAACTACATAACAGAAGAACAACAAGATATTATTTCAGCCGCAACTGCAAGGTACTACGGACTTAAAGATACATTAGAAAGTATGAGTAGACCAAAAGGATATACAAACTATTTTACAAATTGGGAACCTAATGCAATAGAAGTTGATGAAAATGATATCAATGACTTAAAAGCAAAACTCACAAGAAGTGTGTATGATGAAAAACTTACAGATACACTGTCAAGTGTAAGCAGAGCAGTGAAACTTAGAACGGAGAAGGATGCAATGGAACCTGATGAAACAAATCCTACCATTAGAAAAGCAGACGGAAGCATGGATTTTGATGCTATGGCGGCAAGAACAAAAGCACAAAAAGATGCAGAAGCAGAACAAGATAAAGAACGTGCTGATACAGATGCTGGTGTAATACAAGATGCTATTAAAGGCACATTAGAATATCATAGTAATCCTTTAGAAAAAGCAGACATGATTGACTTTATTAAAGTTACTAAAGCAATGGATATGCCACAAGCAGAAAAGAACAATGCACTTATAAACAAAGTAAAAGACTTTCTAGCACTAACATTGGTAGATGATCAACTAGCGGCCGCAGTGGCAAGATTAGATGTAGGAAACAAGGCAGATAAAAAAATTGCAGTAGATGTTGTAAACAAATTTTTTAAAGATTCAAAAGAAGTACAACCAAAGGCTAAAAAAGATCTATATGGCAAACCAAAAGAATCAATTGATGTATTTGAAAAAAGTATGGACAGAATTGTAGAAGGCACATGGCAGATTCCAGACGATAAAGAAAAATTAGATAAATTAACAGATGCTATGAAAAATCCTATTCCATTTGGTAAAGAGGGAGATACAGCCACAACTGCTATTCAACCTTTTATTGGTGATGATAGTCTTTATGACGCACTATACTTACAGTCAACTAAACAAGGTGAAGATGCAGATGCAAGACCAGTGATTGTAGATTGGATGGTTGATAACGTAGATTTAATTGCAGGCAACAGTGATCTTGATGATCAAGACTTAGTAGATGCTGTTAGACAAATGGTTAAAATATCAGGAAAAGAAGGCGACTTAGGAAACTTTGACAAGCACATGGAAGAAGGCGAAGAGGACACACAAGAAGGGATAGAATCAATGAATGAATCAGAAGAAAACATAGAAGTTGTAGAACCCGAAACGGCTCAAACTGAACCAGTAGAAGAAACAGCACCAGTAGAAGGTGATGCTGAACTACAAAAAATCAGGGACATGGCAGGCATAGGGTCAAACGCAAAATCAAACTTTGGCATTAGACCAGGCGAAGAAGGTTACCAAACTACACCTAGAAGTATTATTCAAAGGCAAAGACAGGCACTTGATAGAATAGCCAATATGGAACCAGAAGCAACACAAGAAGCAAACTAAAACAAAATAACAAATAGCACCGAAAGGTGCTATTTTTTTGACTAAAAACCACAAAATAATTAAAAAAAAGTCTTGACTACTAAATACAAATGTTATATACTATAGAAATAGTATGTATCAGAGGCATACAAAACATAGGCTAATAACAGGCACATAAGGAGAAATAAAATGGCATCATTGGCAGAAATTCGTGCAAAACTTAAAGCACAAGAATCTCGTAACGAGAGAACCGGCGGCGGCGATAACGCAATTTACCCACATTGGAATATACCTGAAGGAAGTACAGCAGTTGTACGATTCTTACCTGATGGTAATCCAGATAACACTTTTTTCTGGGCAGAAAGGTTGATGATAAGGCTCCCTTTCAGCGGAGTTAAGGGTGGCGACATGAATTCAAATCAAGTCGTGGTACAAGTTCCATGTGTTGAAATGTGGCAAGAAACTTGTCCTATCCTATCTGAAGTGAGAGGATGGTTTAAAGATTCTAGTCTTGAAGACATGGGTAGAAAGTATTGGAAGAAGCGTAGTTATATTTTCCAAGGTTTTGTTACTGAGAATTCGTTGCAAGAAGATGCACCAGCAAATCCAATTCGTAGATTTGTAATCTCACCAAGTATCTTTACATTAATCAAAGACGCATTAATGGATCCAGATATTCAGGAATTACCCACAGATTATAATGCAGGTTTAGATTTTCGTATCACTAAGACCACAAAAGGTCAGTATGCAGATTACTCAACCTCAAAGTGGGCAAGGAAAGAAACTGCATTAACAGAATCACAAAAGTCTGCAATCGAAACATACGGATTGCACAATTTAAGTGATTTCCTTCCAAAGAAACCTACAGATGTTGAATTGGCTGTAATCAAAGAGATGTTTGAAGCATCAGTTGATGGTAAGCCATATGACGTTGAAAAGTTTGGTCAATACTACAGACCATATGGAGTTGAAGCACCAGCAGGTACATCCTCTAGTCAGTCTGACACACCTGCTCCGGCTGTGACAACACCAACTCCTGCACCGGAAGTTAAACAAACAGTTGCTGAAACAGTAGCACCAGAGCCAGCAAAAGTTGAGACTCCTGCTCCTCAATCAACAACAGTTGAGACTCCGGCGGCGACAACCACTACAGAAGAAGGTGGTAGTAAACGGGCCGAAGACATTTTAGCAATGATTCGTAACCGACAATCTAACTAAAAAATAATATAGGGAGGGTCAATCCCTCCCTATTACTAACAAGGAGTGTAGTATGGCAAAACCATTTGACGTGAGTAAATTTAGAAAAGACATAACAAAAAGTATTGATGGACTAAGTGTTGGATTCCATGATCCAACAGATTGGGTAAGCACAGGTAATTATGCATTAAACTATCTTATCTCAGGTGACTTTTATAAAGGTGTACCAATGGGAAAGGTTACTGTTTTTGCTGGTGAAAGTGGTGCTGGAAAGAGTTACTTTGCAAGTGCAAACATTGTAAGAAATGCACAAGAGCAAGGAATATTTGTGGTATTAATTGACAGTGAAAATGCACTAGATGAGGCATGGTTACATGCACTTGGTGTAGACACAGATGAAAGCAAATTGCTTAAACTAAGCATGAGTATGATTGATGATGTTGCAAAAACTATTAGCACATTTATGAAAGATTACAAAGCAATGGCAGACGAAGACAGACCTAAGGTGTTGTTTGTGATAGATAGTTTGGGTATGTTGTTGACTCCAACAGATGTTGACCAGTTTGACAAAGGTGATATGAAGGGTGATATGGGTCGTAAGCCGAAGGCACTGACTGCATTAGTTCGTAACACAGTAAATATGATTGGTAGTTACAATGTAGGCATGGTGTGTACTAATCATACATATGCTAGTCAAGACATGTTTGATCCAGATGATAAGATATCAGGTGGACAAGGCTTTATCTATGCAAGTAGTATTGTTGTTGCCATGAGAAAACTTAAACTTAAAACAGATGCTGATGGAAACAAAACCAGTGATGTACATGGTATTCGAGCGGCTTGTAAAGTTATGAAAACACGTTATGCAAAACCGTTTGAAGGTGTACAAGTAGAGATTCCATATGCAACTGGTATGAGTGCTACAAGTGGACTTATAGATTTATTTGAGAAAAAAGGATTACTTGTAAAACAGGGCAACAGGTTAAAGTATACTAAAAAAGATGGTACAGAAATGCTAGAGTACAGAAAAGCATGGACTAGTGATAAACTAGAAATAATTATGATGGAACAAAATACGACAGATCTTATAAGTAATGATGAACCTGAACCTGTAGAAAAAACATTAGATGAAATGACTCCAGAAGAGTTATATGTTAAAGGTACAGAAGAACAACTAAAAGAAAGAAATGAATTATGATTGACTTTGAAGTTTTAGAATCATCATATAAAATTTTAAAAGAGTATATTCCTAGTAAAGATAGAAACCAAGCCGTTCAGCATTTAGTTGATGACTTACAAGAAGTATTGGATGAAGAACAACTAAAACAATTGGCAGGCATTGATACACATCTTCGTGAGGCAATAAAAGATATACTTGGCGAAGATGAACACGTAGATGAATTTGAAGATGAAGAATGGTAAAAGTTGAATTACTTTCCTATAAAAACCAAACCTGCATGTCAACTTAAATGGGCATGGAGCACAATCAGACTATATGAAGGTAGCACCAGTAGTTGCCATAGAATAGAAAAAGATTTTCTTTCTGTTGATAATTTTGATGATTTTCATAACACTGAAAATAAAATTAATGATAGGAAGAAAATGCTTTCTGGTGAATGGCCGGGACGTGGGTGTGAGTACTGCAAACACATAGAAGATGCAGGTGGTACTAGTGATAGAATGTATCAGTCTAGTATACCCAATCAATATCCTTTAGAACTAGACAAAGACCCTACTGCTACAATGATAAATCCAACTATTGTTGAAGTTTACTTTGACAACACATGTAATTTAAGTTGCTTGTATTGTTGGGACGGATTTAGCAGTAAAATACAAGCAGAAAATAGGCGATTTGGAAGATTCGAAAAAGATGATGTTGTACTAGATAACTTTGCAACCAAAGTCGATAAACTAGGTACAATAACAGATAAGTTTTTTGATTGGTTAGCAAAAAATCATTCTACTCTAAAACAGTTTCATTTCTTAGGTGGTGAGCCATTTTATCAAGCACAGTTCAATAGGCTGTTGAAATTTTTTGAAAATCATCCCAGTCCACAATTAGAATTTACAATAGTATCTAACCTAACGGTTGCACACAATAAGTTTGTTACACAAATAGAAAAGATAAAAAATTTAATTGCAACTAAAAAAATCAAAAGATTAGATGTAATGGCTAGTATTGATTGCTTTGGTAAACCTCAAGAATATGTAAGATATGGCATCAACTTAAAACAGTTTAAAGAAAATTTTGAATACTTGGCTAGTCAACGTTGGATATACTTAAACTTTAATCAAACACACACAGGACTTACAATCAAGACTGCACCAGATGTAATAAAATATATGGCAAGACTAAGAAAGAAATACAAACGACCTATAGCACACAGTTTTGGCGAAGTTGTGTTCAGTCATAGTTGTTTGCGTCCTGGTATATTTGGTAAAGGATTTTTTGATAAAGATTTTGATAAAATTTACAAAGCAATGGAAAACTATGATGAAGATTGGCAAAATCAACAGATGCTTGGTTATATGCAAGGACTACAGAAAAAATACAACAACCAATCTAGAGATTACAAAGAAATAAAAAAACTAGGTGTGTTGTTAGATGAAATAGATAGACGTCGAAACTTAAATTGGCGTAAAACATTTCCATGGTTGACAAAATTAGTAGATGAAAGTAAAATAAAATAATGGCACAATGGTACGGAAAAGTAACTCAAGATTTATCTAACATTCCTGCATTTATCAGTTACTATGAAATTGAATTACAAAATGCACGAATAGAATGTTCAGTAAAAGGAATACTTGAGAAAAATATTTCTGCACTGCCTGGTATTACTGAACGCAGATTTAATCAATTACAAGAAATTGAAGCAGTGCTTAATTTTTTAAATATACAGTTGAGAAAAACAAGACGTAAACACTTCCAAAAATATTTGGAGGGATATCAAAGAGCACTTACAAGTAGAGATGCTGAGAAATATGTTGATGGTGAGGATGAAGTAATTGACTTCGAAACTATCATTAACGAAGTTGCATTACTTAGAAACAAATGGTTAGGTATTATGAAAGGTCTTGATTCTCT